AGTTTCTCTTTCTGTATCTTTGCCAAAGAACACAAGGGAATGGCAAAAAGAAACTGAGTTTGTGGCTGATATGCCCAGACTAAAGACGAACACGGAGAGTGGGGATAGGGCTTTGCTGGGGGATTTGGCTTCCTTTGCTCGTGACGTTTGCAATGTGGAACTTATGGATTGGCAGTTGCGTGTTTTGGGTGATCAGTTGTGCTTGTTCCCTGAGGGACACCCTGAGGCTGGGCGGATGATGTTTTCTCGCTCGTTGGTATCCGTGGCGCGTCAGCAGGGCAAGAGTTTTGCTTTGAAAATTTTGGTGATGTGGTGGCTGGTTCGGATGCCTATGCTTCGAGGCACACCCCAGACTGTTTTGACTACGGCCCACCGTTTGGATTTGGCTTCTGAATTGTTCAATGCCACTGCTCCTATTTTGCAGGAAAAGTTTGGGGCAAAACTGGTTCAGTCTTATGGGCGTCAGGGTTTGACTATGCCTGACGGGACTCGCTGGCTGGTTCGCGCTGCAACACCATCAGCAGGAATGGGCCTATCTTGTGACTTGGTTGTCATTGACGAGTTGTATGACTGCAGCACCTTGGCTGTAGATGATGCATTGATCCCCACTATGAGAGCCAGGCGCGACCCGTTGCTGTCTTGCTGGAGTACTGCTGGCACTGAGGAATCGCATGTCATGAAACGCATGAGGGAACGCGGAATGGCAGAGATTGCTGTTGGCACCAAATCAAAAATGTATTTTGCCGAGTACAGCCCACCATCCAACATTGATCCAATGACACCAGAGGCATGGAAATATGCAAACCCCGCTTTGGGGATTTTGCTTGAAATGTCCACCCTGGAGGAGGAATCACATTCACCAAACACCGCCAGTTTCATGAGGGCAAGTTGCAACCTGTGGATTACAGGCCACAAGTCATGGCTGGATATTGGCCTAATGGAAAATAATGGAGATGCTTGCAATCTCCCACCAAATGGTGTATTGGCTATAGAAGCCTCACAAGACGATCATCGCTTCGTTGGCGTCAGGGCTGTAACCAAAGGCGAACAGGTGCTGGTCACTGTGGAGTTCATTGTGGACAACCTTCGCGAACTGTGGGCATCTGTGGAACAATGCCGAAAAGAAAACCCCAAACTCACCCTGGCTATTGGTGCCAGCCTTGACCTTCATCTCCCAGCCAACGTGCGCGGAAACGCCACCCTAGTTGGCACCCGTGAACTGCAGCGCTGGACAACACTTGTGCGTTCCATGATTCAATCGGGACAGGTCAGGCACACAGGCGAATCAATTTTTGTTGAGCAAATGAACAGGGCTGTTCTTGTCAAGCACAACGGCATCATGGCCATCAGTTCATCCAGGAGTCCAGGCCCAATTGAACTCGTTCGTGCAGCAGTGTGGGCTATCGCCCAGGAAGGGAAACCCAAGATCAGCAAGACAGTTAGTTTTGCATTTTCGGAGTAATTCTCGAGGATAGTTGCATTTGCAACTTGTTTGTGTAAGACTCCGCGTGATGGGGATTTTCACTCGCACAACAAAACCAGTTTTCGCTTCTGAGCCGATAAAGGCTGCTGCAGGCGTGGCAGGCACCAGCGACTTCATGATGTACACAGGATCATGGGCGCGTCAGCAGGCAATCCTCATCCCTACGATTTCCAGAGCGCGTGACTTGATTGTTTCGCTTGTCTCATCATTGCCTTTCCAGCAATACACCAACCAGTGGATGGGCGAGGAATACGAGGAAATACATTTGCCTGGTGAAAGTTGGATGTCACGCCCCGACCCAAATGTGACACGACAGTTTGTTTTGGCATGGACTGCTGATGACATCCTCTTTCACGGGCGAGCATTCTGGGCAATTACTTCCCGCAGCCAGGCCACTGGCCTTCCGCTTTCTTTCCAATGGCTACCAGCAGCCGATGTGCAAACTGAGGATATGCCTGGCCCATTGTGGTACGGCAAATCAAACCAACTGACATTCCAAGGCCAACCCCTGATTACTAACGACATCATTCAATTTTTGTCACCAATTCAGGGAATGCTTTCCATGGGTGCAAGAGCGATTGAAATTTCAAATCGTTTAGACACTGCAGCAATGCGCTTTGCATCTAACGAAATTACTGCTGGCTATCTGCAACAGACAAATGGTTCAGAGCCTATGAGTTCAGAGGAACTTGGCGAACTGTGTTCAGCATGGTCGCAGGCTCGCCGTCGCAACGCCATTGGCGCTTTGAACTCATCTGTTGAATGGCATGAGTTCTCATCTGATCCTTCAAAATTGCAACTTGTTGAAGCCCGCACCCATCAAATGACTGAACTTGCGAATCTTTGCAACATTCCGCAGTATCTTGTGGGCGCTCCTGTTACGGGCATGACGTACAGCAACGCACAACAAGCCCGCCAAGACCTTTACCAGTTTGCAGCCAAACCTGTTATTGACTGCATTGGTGAGACTCTTTCCGCCTACGCATTACCCCGTGGGCGTGAAGTTCGTTTGGACACATCGGAATACATCTCAGAACCTGTTGATACCTCAACGGTATCCAGCCCCGACACAGCAGAAATGAGCAACTCATGAAAATAGAACTGCAAGCCCAACTGTTTAGCATCAACGCTGCAGACCCAGACGGTACTCCACGTCGCGTTGTCGAAGGTGTCGCAGTGCCTTGGAATGTTGAAGCAGTTGTCTCAGGAGGCCAGCGCGTCAAGTTCCTTCCTGGATCATTGCCCACAGATGGCCCTAGCCCTAAGTTCATTCTTGGACACGACATGACTAAGCCTCTTGGCATGGTCAGTGAGCGCGTGTCCACCCCAGATGGAATGCTGTTTTCAGCATCTCTCTACAACACCAATCTTGCTAACGAGACGCTTTTGCAGGCTGGCCCAGGCCAGTTTTACGATTCCGTCTCAGTTGGCGTAGAGCCCACCGATTATTCCTTCGAAGGAAGCACAATGATCGTCAAAGCAGGTACCTGGTCAGAGTTATCGCTCTTGCCTTATGGTGCCTTCGAGGGTGCCAAGGTTGCAGTTGCAGCCGAAGCCCCAGAAACCCAAGACCCCACCCCAACAGATTCCGAGGAGGAACCAGAAGTGGCAACACAAGAAACCCCAGAAGCAGTTGAGGCTGCTGTACCTACCCAACTGATTTATGCAGCACCAAAGCGCGAGTTCAAACTCCCGTCGGCTGCTGAATACATCGCATCATTCGTTCGTGGTGGTCACGACTTCGCACAAATGAATGAAAACATCCGCGCTGCAGCACCAGACGTTGTAACAGGCGACATCCCAGGTGTTATTCCAACACCAATCGTTGCTCCTGTTTATAACAACTTCCAAGGCCGTCGCCCTCTGATTGATGCAACAGGCGTTCGTGCCATGCCTCAGGCTGGTGCCATTTTTATCCGCCCAGTTGTAACAACACACAACAGCATCGGAACAGCAACGCAGAACACAACCATCACTGCTTCGGCTTTCGTTGTAGATGACGTGCAAATCGTCAAGACAATCCAAGGTGGATACGTTGAACTCTCAGAGGCTTCAATGGACTGGAGTTCCCCAGAAGTGCTCGGCGCTTTGTTAGATGACATGGCTCGCGTTTATGCAGACCGTACAGATTTGCTTGCGTGTTCAGAACTTGTAACTGGCACAACCAACAGCAATAACTTTGCAAACGCATCAATCACAGACCCAGCAGAATGGGTTCGCTGGATGTACCAAGCAGCAGCAGACATCCTTACAGGCTCAAATGGCAACTTGCCATCAGCCCTTGCAGTGTCTCCAAACATTTTCCAGTACCTTGGACAACTTGTGGATGGTTCAGACCGCCCACTGTTCCCACAGGTGGGGCCAATGAACGCTTACGGCACGATGACACCAGGATCAGATTCTGCTGTGGCTTTCGGACTTCGACTTGTTGTAGATCGCAACCTGGGCGCAACCGACATGATCATCATGGATCCAACAGGCATAGAGTGCTGGGAACAGCAAAAAGGTGCTATCAGCGTTGAACAGCCTTCACAGTTGTCTCGCCAGATTGCTTTCCGTGGCTACTTTGCTGCAAAAGTTATTGACGCAAGCAAGAGCATCAAGGCTGCATTCGTCTGATAACGACGAACTAAGGAACCCACTGCCGTGACTGTTTTATCGATTGCATTTCGCGAACGCCTACAAGGTGTTGTTGTTTTGCAGACCTTTCTGCCAAATGAGATTCTCATGGGGCAAGCGATAACAGTTGCGAATGTGGGCGACGGTATGGATGGCAACTTTACAGTTGTATCCACCGAGCCTTACGAGTTCATAGGTGTCGGCCCAGAGGGTGACTTAGAGTTCGACTGGAATGTTTTCCGTGAGAACCAAGTCATTTACTTTGATGCTGGCAGTGACGTGCCTAGGGACACTGCTGCAAACACTGCAACAATTACCTACACCAGCGTTTGCACTTGGACTGACAATGCCTCGGTGCTGTCATTCTTGGGCGTATCGCCAGCCAGCGCCAATGACACAGCCTTCGTTACTGTATGCACGGATGCAGCCAACGCGCTCGCGTTCCGTCGCAGGCGCGCTGCGGGATATTTTTCCGATGTGCTCGCGACGGCACCGAGTGCTGACGTCAAACTCGGCACCACAATGATGGCTGCACAGTTGTACCGTGCCCGTGGTTCATCAGGCGGGGATTCATTCCAGTCTTATGAATCACTAGCGTCAGGAAACAACCCTGTCGCTATGGGTGACATTCTCAGGCTCTGGGGCTGTAACCGAGCACAGGTCGCATAATGGGCCGTACAAACGATGCCCGCCTAAGGCTGGTCTCAACGCTCGAAACTGCTGGCATCGTGGTTGTCTCTGACTCCCGCAACGCTCGGCCTCTTTCCGTCATTATTGATCCGCCACAAGTAACTCGTTCCACGACAAACCAGTTATCGCTGTCTTTTCCTGTCAATGTGCTAATGCCACCACCTGGCAACCTTGACGCACTGATCGCGCTTCTGGACACGATGGACATCGTTATCGATGCAACGTCAGCAACAGACGCCACCCCCACGGTTTATACCGTAGGCAATCAAGAACTACCCGCGTACACCGTCACGGTGCCGTGGGTGGCATACCCATAAGGAAACACATGGCAACTTATAAAGTCATTTCAGAAATCGTCTCAGGCAAATCGCTTGGCGACACAATCACCGATGATGAACTGCAAGGTTCATCGATTGAGGCTCTCATCAATGGGGGCCATATCGAACCAACCAAACAAACCAAGAAAGCAGAGGCTGAATAGTCATGGCTATTTATGTAAACAAAGACATCACAGTTCTTGTCAACGCAGTTGATTTGACTACCTACGTCACAAATGTCGAAGTCGTCAAGGCTGTGGACAGTGTTGAAAGCACGACCATGTCGAGCACTTCAACCAACGGGCATCAGTTCGTGGGCGGAATCCAGAACAACACAGTGACAATTTCGTTCAACCAAGACTTTGCAGCAACAAAAGTCAACGCAACTTTGACTGCACTTGTTGGTGTTCAAACCACTGTTGTTGTAAGACCTACTTCGGCAGTTGTCGGCGCAACAAATCCAAACTTCACTCTGACTGGCGCACTGATGTCTGAGTACCGACCTGTCACGGGCGCTGTTGGCGACCTTGCCACTGTCGGTGCAATCACATTCAACGGCGGAATCCTTACA